ACTAGTTCTAGTAATAGGCTTTCCATTGCTTGTTTGATCTCATCACGTGTAATCTTATCGTTTGGTTCAAACATAAATGGCTTAGCAAGTAACGAAAACTGTCTTCTTAGATAAGCAACCAAACGTGCTACGTTGATTCTATCTAATGAACTTGCATTTCTTGCTCTTGTATACTGACCAAAGTTAACTAGTCCACTACCTGTAATAAATGTTAGTGGGTTAATTTTAACTCCTGCCATTGTTTCACGTACACCGTCATTTAGTGCTACTGCATTAAACTCGCCTTCGCCGTCGATGTAACCAACTGCTGAAGCGTTAGTAATACCACCACGTCTTGTTCCTGCTGGAGCAAACCATGGATAACTGACTGCATCACTTACTGCAATAGTACGTAGCATCATGTGACTCGGTGGAACAACAATATTGTTTCCGTTAATGTCAGTTGTAATACCTGATGGATAAAATGCCGCCATGTATTCATCGTAACTTACTAATCCGTCTTCACCGTCGCCTGCCGCGCCTGCTGTGTTGTTACCATAGTTTTGTAACTCAGTTGCAGTAGGTTGTAGTCTAAACGGTGTATCAGCAATAACAAATCCTGTTACGCCTCGGTCAACGTTTAGGTTGATCAAATCAGTTGTAAGTTCTGGATAACCTGGAGCACTTAGCAGTGTAAAGTTACGTGTTTCTTCATCACGCAACAGTTCATTTGCATTAACACTTGCTTTCAATGCCGCAACTACTGTTGCACGTTGAGCATGTCTACCAAACTGTCCTGAACCATCTGCACTAGTTGTGTTCCAACCAATCCAACGATTAGTTTTGTATGAAGTCATTGCTTCATCTAAGTAACGTGTATTCTTGCCACTGTTTGCTGTAATATCAATATGCCCAGTTACAAATTTCTTAACATTGAATCCTGAACGTCTTGTGTTCCATAACAACATACCTCTTGGATAAAGTGTAGGATCTGGAGCATCTGGATCAACGTAGTTTACACTTAGTAAATCGTCAATGTCTGCCGCAGTGTCGCCTGTTGCACCTGAAGAACCATAACGTGCATCTGCAAAAATAATACCATCTTCTGTAGTTTGATCAGTAACGTCAATTGCTACCCACTCAAGTGCAGTATTATCCCAACGATAAATGTTTTGTCCATATTGTTCAACATCTGAAGTATCAATCCAAATATCACCTTCTACTAGATCAGTGTTATCGCTTTGTCCGCCTGTCTTACTAGGTTCAGTTGCACTAACAATTGGTCCCATTGGATCTGTATTACCACCGTATGGTGTATAATTTAAGTAACCTACCCACTTAGTTCCATCGTTAACCATAATATCAACTTCGTCAACTGTGGTATTGTACCATAGTGTACCGTTTGCAGGTGTTGCTGTTGGAGCATCGTCACTTGCTTGATATACTAATGGCTTCCAGTTAGAAATAACGTTTGTATGATCGTCATCTGTTCCTGCTTGATAGAAATTAGTAGTACCTGATTCTACGCCAGTACTTGAATTTCTTGACCATGCATCAAATCCAGCACTTGCAAAAATAGAACTTGTATCTGTGATTTTAATTTCACCGCCCAGTTTGTGTGTAAGTGTCAAGTAACCATTTGATACACTTGCTGTAATATTAGTAAATCCTACATTACTGATTGCAGTTGCTAACCCTTCTACAGTAGCAACACTTAAATTAATATTTTGTGCTGTATTAAAGTCTGCTGTATTAGCAAGTGTCTCTGCCATTGTAAATGCACCTAGTGTTACAGTTGGATTTGCACCTTGTTCTTGTCCTGTTACACTAGTTGGTGAACTAGTTACACGTCTGTATAATTTAAAGTTTACTAGTTCGTCTACACCTGTTGTAGAATCATCTGTTGTTGCTCTACCTGTATAGTTTGCTAGTGCAAAAATTGTTCCTGCTGGAATTTGTGTTCCTCCAGTTGTATCAATTTCTTTTACTGCTTCTTGTCTTGTAGTATAAATTGGAGCACTTGTTTCAGTCCATACACCTAGTGAATTATTCCAAACACTAACTGCTAAATTTGCACCTAAATTTGGTGTACTTGTTTTAAACCAAACACTACCTGTTGGACGGATACTGCTTACTGCTGTACCGGCTACTGTTGTACTGTCTGAACTTTTCCAAGTTGGTACTGAACTATGTTTTGAAATTTGTACCTCAGGTCCTTTATAATATGATTCTACAATACCTAATTCATCACAAATTTGATCACCAGTTGCATCAGCAATAATAATTGCTCCGTCATCTGATGTCCCATCTGTTTGTGATGTTCCATCTGTGTAAATTTCTAAAATACCACCTGCTGTTACTTTTGCCGCAACACCTGTGATCGCCGCCGCATTAATTGCTGTTGCTACGTCAGATACAGATGTGCCTGATACAGTTACTGGCGTACCGTTAATTTCTATTCCGCCCGGAGTAATAGTTGCATCTGCATTAGTTGATTGAATAGTTGGCCAACTAGACACCCATGAATCAGATGTAAAAGAACTTCCGCTTGCACTTGCAATGTTTGCACTTGTAGTTGTACCTACTTTTACCCAAGCATTATCTGCGTTTTTATAATAAAGATCGTTTGATGTTCTTGCTGTTACTACTGCATAATCACCTTTTGCACCAACGCTAGTTTTTGGATCACCTGTTGAAACGTCTCCAACAAGATCTGTAGCGGAGTTAAGAACTAGTGGAACCTTGTTAGTAAATTTTTCTGTTGATTTATCCCATTCAAAAATGCCAAACAGTGAATCGTTAGTGTCAACCCAATACGTGCCATCTGCAGGATTTCCTGACGGTGCACTACTTGACCCTGTTAATTCGCCTAAGTCTGAATCTGCTCTTACTACGTATGCTCTATTTGCTACGCCTAAGAATGAGTAAGCAGATTGTAATCCATATTCGTTAAGTTCGTTACCGTGTAATGGATTATTGCTAGAATCTGTGTAAAATGTTGGATTACCAAATGTTTCTGCAAGTTCTCTCTGCGATGTAATTAGGTATGGTGTACCTGCATTCGCTGTTAGTGTTCCTACGGCAGTTCCTGTGCCTGCGCCATTTGGTTTATTTGCGGCTGTTGCAACTACAATTAGTGGAACTGTAGATGCCGCGGCCGGCGTGTAAAAACTTTCGTCAATTACGCTGACTTCAACTCCTGGTGATGTAAGTGCCATCTTTTTAACTCCTTTATTAGTTCTTAAACATATTTAGCCACGATAACCAAAAATGCGGTATTATATATAGCGAAAAAGGGACCGAAAAGGGCGGGTAAATACAATTATGAGTAGACCCTTATGTAAAAGTTGTAAACGTAGACCGTGTGCAGTAAACTACAAGAAAGGCCGCAAGACTTATTATAGAAGCAAATGCGAGCAATGTGTAACAGGTAGAACACCTAGCACACCAATGTGGTATCAACTTGGTTATCGTCAAAAAGATGCCTGTGACAAGTGCGGTTTTACAAGTAAACATACAGAACAATTTGCTGTGTATCACATAGACGGAAAACTAACAAATTGCCGTCATGCTAATCTTAAAACTGTTTGTGCTAATTGTCAGCGAGTTCTACACAAAGAAGGTTTTACTTGGAAGCAAGGTGATTTAACACCCGATTTTTAAGAAACTCTACACTGTCTTTGTTTTCAATAACAGCATCAAAATCTACATTACACCATGCCCACTCTGAAATGTGTACATCTGGATATTGTTCTTCCATTTTGTGTGCAACTACAATATTCTTAGCACCCTTGTTACTATTAACTTGACGCATTTGATGTTGTGCAATAGTCCACCACTCAGGATCATCACCACGCTTTACACGCCATAATTCTCCGCCAATACTTTTGATCATGTTTGCTTCGTTTTCAAAACGCACATCTGGAATAACAAATTTACCTGTAGGATTATCAAGCAGTTTCTTTTTAACTAGACTTACCCATATACCGTCATAGAATCCATTACGCATACAGTCTGTTCCAAACAGTTGTAGCACTAATCTTGGTGTGACAGGGTTACCTGTTTCTGTACTCCAATAAGGATCTACTTTTTCACGCCACTCACGTGATTCAGGTGTGTTGCCTTCAAGCATTTCGCGATCCCAGCCAAATACACTAGCAACACCGTCTTTGAGTTTGTCAGCAAATGAAATTTTAGTAAACCCTTGGTGCTCTACCAAGAAGTCAGCAACAG